TGGACCTTGCAGCGATTGACCCTAGCAGCCTGAGTGCCCTTAGCGATGAAGAATTTACCGCCATTGCCCAGCAACTCCTCCAACGCCAAGCCCTCGACCGGCAGCAGAACGCCCTCCGGTACTACCAGCCAGTCAGCGAGAAAGCCCGCCAGATCCACACCTGCACCAAGAAAACCATTGGCGTTGGGGGAGGCAATGGCAGTTCCAAGACTGAATCGTGCTTGGTGGAAATGGTTATCAGAGCGACCGGGCAAGTCCCTCTTTCCCTTCAACACGATTACCCCATGCACAAGCTGCGGGGGCCGATTGCATGCCGCTTGGTGTGCGAATCCCTCACAACCACACTCGCCCCTATCATTCTGCCTAAACTGCAATGGTGGCGATGGAGCGGCGTAGATAATGCTGGAGGGGAAAAAGGGCACTGGGGCTGGATACCGAAGCACTGCCTCATCAAGGAGGACTGGAGTAAGTCCTGGAGCGAGAAGACGCGCATGCTTCGACTGCTCTATCGAGACCCCGCCAACCCCGACCGAGTGGTGGGAGAATCGACAATCCAGTTCATGTCCTACGACCAGGACCCGAGTGACTTTGCCAGCGGTGACTTCCATTTTATATTGCATGATGAGCCTCCTAAGCTAGCCATCTGGCAAGAGAACCGTGCCCGCGTCATGCGTGTGGATGGCACCTTGATGGTGGCCATGACCTGGCCGGATGACCCCAGCATCAGTGTGGATTGGATCTTTGATGAACTGTATGAAAAAGCCCAGCCAGGAGTCGATCAAGACCCCCATATTGCCTGGTTCGATCTGTATACCACTGACAACCCGAATCTTCGGCAAGATGCCGTCGCGGAACGCGCTAGTCAAATGGGTGAAGGCGAACGTGCAGCTCGAATTTATGGGCAGCCAATCCGCCTCTCCAATCGTGTGCATCCTCTCTTTACCGATACCCAACACTGGTGGTGCTTCCAGTGCAAAAAGCCCATCATCCGCACTGACGCCTATAAGTGCAACAGCTGCGGTGGGGACGACATCGAAAGCTATTGCCACGTAGGGGATGAAAAGGTTGAGCCGAATCACCCGGTTATTTATTGTCTGGACCCTCACCCTCGCAAGCCTCACGTTATGGCTTGGCATCAAGTTGATCCAAATGATGACCTCCATGTGGTTATGGAACTGGAGGTGGCGCTTGCCCCACAAGAGCTTGCCGAATACGTCCTTGAGCTTGAGAAAGAGCGAGGGTGGAAGACCATTCGACGCCTTATTGATCCCAATATGGGTCGCTCTCCATCCGGCACGGATCGAGAGACGACCTGGCAAGATGCCTTTGATAAGGCGGGACTTGTGTGCGACCTCGCAGACGATAGTGATGTCGGTCGGGCGCAACTAAATGTCTACCTTCGCCCTGACCCTGATACTCGTCGGCCTCGTATTCATTGGGACCGTTCTTGCGGGAAGGCTATTTACCAGATGAAACGCTTTCTGTGGGATGACCACAAAAAGGGCCTGGAAAAGGACCAGAAGCAGATCACCAAGAAGAAGAATGATGACTTCCCGGCCTGTCATCGCTACGCCCTCAATAGCAACCCAGACTTCCGCAGCTTAAGGATGTCCCACGCACAGGCCGCCAATTACACTAAAGCCACCCGTGGCAAGACTGGATACTAATGCGCCTCAAGTCCACAGGCCCTATTACGAACTATGAAATAAGTGGACTACGAGAAGAAGGGGTATGGCGTGGCATCCGCTGGCAGAACCTCTGGGCCAGCCTGAGCGACCCCATCCACCCCAAGTCTAAAGAAGAATGGCAAGCGTACATGCGCTCCCAGGAAAGTGATAGCGAGTAATGGCCGAGTACACTGACGATCTCCCCAGCGAGCAACCTGAGACTGAAACGCCTCCTTCGTTGGAGAATAAACGCAGTTTCAAGATCGACAAGGACGATGCCGTCTCCCGTGTCCTTGAGGACTACGAGAGTGACTTGCTGGACCGGGCGGACTGGACGGAGCAGCGCATTCAACGCTACGCCAAGTACCGTGGTTGGCTGGAGCCCAAGAACTACCCCTGGCCCAATGCCGCTAACACCCACAACCCCCTCCTCATGACCGACTGCCAGCGCATGCAGGACACCTTGCACAATGCCGTCATTGGCAACCGCCCACCCCTTAGTGCCATTGCGGCGGCCAAGGGCGATACCGACAAGGGCGGCACCATTGACGAGCTGCTGGACCACCAGATGTTTGTGGAGCAGGAGGGGGAGGAGCGCATTGGGGAGGTCATTGACAGCTTCGTCAACGAGGGTACCTTCGTCGCCTTTACCCCGTGGGTCAAAGTCAAAGAGCGTGTCCCTGAAATTACCATCCTCCCACCCCCACCCAAAGGCAGTGACGCTGGTACCTA